GATATGCGGCGACCATTACAGCGACGGCTCCATGTGCATCACGTATGAGGATGGCAAGCTAACCGGCGGCGATGAACTGACGCAGATAGCCCTGGACGTTCATCTGGAATATGGGCCGTTTGAGTTGTATTACCAGGGCAGGATCTTTGACGTGGTAGAAGACCCGACCATAGATGCACAGCGGGCGTATTTCTACATCCTGCAATTTCTGGCAGGGCCGACCAACCAGGGTGATATTCCCAACTTCACCGAAAGCCCTGATGGGTACTTCGACAGCAAGGCCGAGGAATGGTTNGGGCCTGTCGAAGAAGGCGTGCTGTATTAACCCATGACCGAGAAGGCGTTGCAGGCTGAGGTCATGCGGGTTGCCAAGATGCTGGGGTGGCTGTGTTATCACACGTTTGATTCACGTCGGTCAGCCAGCGGGTTCCCTGACCTGGTGCTGGTGCGCGAACGGGTGCTGTTCCGAGAACTCAAGGTGGGCAAGAACAAGCTGAGCCAGTCGCAGGAACTCTGGCGCGATTCGATCATGGACGCTGGGGGTGATTGGGCCGAATGGCGTGAGACTGACATGGATGACATTGTGGCTGATCTAAGCCGCCGGAGTAGTTGACAGACCGGCAACCATTCCGCATACTTAGTTCATCAGTTGATAGCTGGACATGGCACATGAACGAGCGACACGAACTACACGGCGATGACCTCGATGCAATGGTCGAAGTTGATGAGGCTGCCTACATCGAACGGCTGGCAGCGCAGGTGCCGACACGACTACAGCCAGAACCTTGCGTGTGCGGTTGTGGGAAGTTGTACATCGACACCAACTGCGAGATTGAAGCAGAGCGGTACAACGATGCCGTGGTATTTAACGGTGGCACCCACCCCGCCAATTGGCATGATGAGCCGGACCCGAACGAAGCCACTGATGAACAGCTTCGATATTAGCAACCACCCAGCACCCAGGCCGCCCCTTCGGGGGCGGTTTTTTTTATGCCCTGCTTTGCGGTTGAGTGATAGCCCAGCCTGATTTGTGGCCCCTGGCTGGCTTACAAGCAGGCAACCCCGTGGGTATACTGAGGCATCAGTTGATAGGAAGTCACACCGATGACCAAGCAGCAGAACGAATGGCCCGAGGGTCGAACCGTGACAATGAAGATCCACTTCTCGCAGGCACTTCTGCAACAGATGGCGTACTGGAATAAGCGCCAGCGGTTCAACGAAACTGGACGCAAGCAGCACGCCAAACCCTCCGACATTACCGCTGAGGATTTGGAAATCGAGATAGCCGACTTTGTAGCCACCCTGGGGTGGCACGAATACGGCGTGAACCTCGGATGCAATGCCGAGACCGTAAACAACGACCCGAATGTCAGCGTTGAGGTTCAGATTGAGCGTGAGGGTGATTGCAAGGTGGACGGGTTGAGGTGATAGTGGCTGGATGAGTTGCCAAGCTGTGAACCACTAATGTATCATTAGTTCATCAGTTGGTAGGAGATCACACAGATGATAACCAGAGAATCAGCCAGAGAAATGACAATTGAATCGCTGCGGTACGTCATGCAAGACCTCACCGAAGCCATTGAGTTGGCAGAGCCGATTGCCCGAGAATACGGAATGGAAGCCACCAACCTCAGCCGCTACTACGACGAACGGTTCGCGGTTGCCGAAGCCATCGCAATCTATAAAGACTAAGCCGAACCGCAACTAACAAGGCCGCCTCCTTCGGGGGGCGGTCTTCTTATGTCACGGGTGACATGGTGTCACTGTTTAGCCGAGAAACGGTGACATGAGCGTCACCCTTTCTTATTGTGTGGATCTCGAACAGCGATTATGCTAGCCAGCAGATAGGTTGGCGCATGGTGTTATCAAAGGCACTGTGCGTATGCGAAAAACCTGGGCAGCCCCAGTTGAGATCAAGGCTGATGGCGATGATGCTGGAGCGTTTACCGCCCGCATCGCTACGCTGGACGTTATCGACAAGGATTCAGACGTTACAGTTTCTGGGGCTTTTCTGGGGAATGACCCCGTGCGCGTGTCCCGCTTCAACCATTCCAGTGCTGTACGTGATGACCTGCCCGTGGGTGTTGCCACGATTCAGGAAGTGGGCGACCAGGTAATAGCCGACGGCCAGCTAAACCTGGACACCGCTGGCGGGCGCGACCTCTACGACACCCTGAAGTTCGAGGCCAAGAACGGCGTGACCTCTGAATGGTCATACGGGTTCACGGTTGAGGAATCAGAAGACGGCGAACAAGACGATCAGAAGGTGCGCTTTCTGAAACGCCTCAAGGCGTTCGAGGTCAGCCCCGTGATGCGTGGCGCTGGCATGGACACCGCGACCCTGGCCGTTAAGACCAAGACCGCCACCGACTTCGGCAACCTGCCGTTATACGACAGAGACTACGCCTGGAACAGCAGCGCCGCCCTGGGCCGCGTTCGCAAGTGGGCCAGCAGTGACGGGTCAGGCGACAAAGACACGATGGACTGGCCGAAGTATTCCAAGGCGTTCTTCTGGTACGACCCTGATGATGATGAATCCTTTGGCGGCTTCAAGCTTCCATTCGCTGACATGACTGACGGAAAGCTGTGGGCCGTGCCGCGTGGCATCTTTGCCGTAGCCGGAGTGCTACAGGGCGCACGGGGCGGAGTGGATATCAGCGAAACCGATCAGGACCACATCAGGGACACCGTGGACCGCTACTATCAGAAGCTTCGTGAGAAGTTCGACGATGAATCNATCATTGTNCCCTGGGCCAAGAGTGCCGGGGGCTTATCTTTGAAACACGAGGGCGATCTGGCGCTTACNGCCATTGATGCCCTCACCGAGCGCGTAAGGCTACTTGCTGCTCTACGCCTCAAGGANGGCCGNACGCTNAGTTCGGTCAACCGCAAGCGGCTGTCGTCGCTGGTGGANTCCATGCAGGCGGTGATCACCGACCTGGATGACCTGCTCAGCGCAACCGAGCCGCCGGAAAAACACGCGCCACTGAACCCGCTGGCCGACCATGCGGCGTTCATGGCTCATCTCGCCCGATTTGGGCAGGAGACCACATGATATCTGACAAATTCACGCCGCCCGCGTCACTGCGCGAGGGCAGCGAATTGCTTGAGGCTAAGAACAAGGTCATCGCCGACATCTTCCGCACCTGCGCGACTGACGGCGTGGCGGCACCCTACGACTACAGCAAACAGAAGACCGTAAACGGCAAGCCCGCCGAGGATTATGAGGTGGCCGCGCACCAGCAGGCACTCATCGCTGAGGTTGAGATCTCGGTCTATGGGTTGCCGACCAGAAGCAGGCCGCCCAGGATCACGCAAACGCCGAGAAGCGGATTAAGGACGCAACCGAGCCGACATGGAAACCGGCGCAGCCCGAAGGCGTCAAGCAGCTACAGAACTTCGGCGATTTCTACGTCGATAGTGATGCGTTCAAAACTCGCGGGGCCGTCGCCACGATGGACATCGGCGCACACGAGTTGAAGACCCTGATGACCACATCCGCAGGCTGGGCGCCTCAGAATATCGAGATGCCCAATGCGGTGTTGTCAGCGCAGCGTCCGATAGCGGTTGCCGATCAAATCCCGTTTTTTAACACGGATCAGTCAGCGATAATTTATCAACTCGAATCCACGTTTACGAACAACGCCGCCGAAGCCGCCGAGGGCGCAGCGTTCGGAGAGGCAGCTTTGGCCCTGACTGCAACGACCTCAACCGTGCGAAAGATCGCGGTTGCGTTGCCGGTTACGGACGAGCAGCTTTCCGACGTGTCCGGTGTTCGGGACTACATCAACCAGAGATTGAGCTACATGATTCGCGCTCGTCTCGACAGCCAGTTGCTTGCCGGTAACGGGGTCGCGCCGAACCTCGAAGGGCTGAACTCCGTTTCTGGCATCAACACCACGGCCAAGGGTTCGGACCCGACCCCCGACGCGATTTATAAGTCAATTCGCAAGTGCCGTTCGGTTGGGTTTGCGAATCCCACGGCAGTGTTCGTGCATCCTTCGGATTGGGAGTCGATCAGATTGCTCCGGGACACATCGGGCAATTACATCTGGGGCAACCCGGCATCGACTGCACCAGAGACGATCTGGGGCGTTCCGGTGACCGTGACAACCGCTGCCACCGAGAACACGATCAGCATGGGTGACCTTCAGGCTTTCGCAGGTCTCTTCGTGAGGCGTGGAATTGACATCGAGACCGGATGGACGGGAACCCAGTTCACCGAGGGCGAAGTCACAATTAGAGCCACCATGCGGGTTGCCATTGCCTGGTTCCGAGCCAGCGCCCTTGCAACCGTGACCGGCGTCTAAGAATTCAGGAGGGCAGCCACATGCTGAGAGTCAACATCAAGGGGACCGGAGCGAAGCGCACCTACACATTCGATGAACGGGTGGTGGTGGCTGACGATGGTTCTCTGATTGGGGAGTCCGGCCAGCAGGACGGGCGTTTACTGGCAGATGCCGGTCGAACGCTCAAGGCTGCTGACGTACAGGCTCTTGGCGTGGCTGCCCAACTGGATGCCAGCGTCAAGGAATCGAAACCGAAACCAAGGCAAGCTGAGGCGAAGGCCGAGGCCGAGGCCGAACCCAAACCCCGCAAGCGGGGCCGACCGAGAAAGAAGAAATAAATGGCCGTAATACAACAGATCACAGCGGCTCAGGCCGCAGGTGCGTCGATCCCGCCCTGGAACGATGTCACGTTCACGATAGGGACCGAAAGCGCCAATGCGATCACCGTCAAGGTGGAGGTTCTCGGATACTCCGAGGCCCTGGCATTGCCAGTCGTGTTCGATGCCTATCTATCCGAAGCCAGTGATGGCGAGGGGCAAACCTCAACCGCACTTTCTGGTGGCTGGGCAGACGGTGGCGATGGCAACCTGCATTTCCAATTTTCAGCGTCCAAGTCGGCTCGCTGGCAGACGAACGACAGCGGCAGTTGCCAAATCACGATGACGCACACCGGTGCCAGGACCGTGTACCTGTGCATCCTTGCGCCGACGGGTTTGGTCATCGCGTCCGACGCGATAGCGTTCACATAGTCCGATGGCGGTTATTAACAGCAAGGTCATATCGGGCGAATTGCAAGGGTCTGCCTCGGCGCTTCAGGGGCCGGACATCGACTGCTTGCAGGTGACGTTCAAGGCGCTGGCATCGAACGCTGGCAACGTCTACCTCGGTGGGGCCGGGGTCACCGTCGCTGACGGGACCACTGACGCCACCACCGGCATCGAGCTTGATGCGGGGGACGAGATCACCCTGGTGATTGGCAATTTGTCTCTCGTCTATCGCATCTGCGACAACGCGGGTGACGACCTCACCTATATCGCCCTTACAGCAGCGGCCTGAGATGGTTGCTATTAGAACCTTTCCAGTAACCGGCGTGTAGGAGTCCTCCCTGCACGTCGGTTGCTGGCTCTAACGCCTACGCGGGAGCTAGCACGTGGCAGTAACAGACGCATACGCAACGGCAGCGACCTATCGCGGCCTTATATCCAAATCTGATGATGGCGAGGATGCGGAAGTCCTCACCGACCTGACCGCGATTTCGCGGTACATGGAACGTCGGCTCGGGCGGTTCTTCACCACCGATGCCAGCGCCGTGGCCCGCATCTACCGGGCGACTGACCTGAGCAACCAGCCCAAGGCGCTGTATATCGACGACCTGGTGACGCTGACCAGCATCAAGGTGGACGCCGATGACGATGGCAGCTTTTCCGATGAGTCTGCGTGGGCATCAACCGACTATGAACTGCGGCCCCTGAACGCCGCCGATGGCCCGGAACCTGGGCCGTACACCGAAATCTTCATCCCGTCCTGGAGCAGCAAGAACCTGTGGGGGCAGCACCGGGTCGAGGTCACGGCGACCTTCGGCTGGCCCAGTGTGCCGTCAGCCATCGAGCAGGCGTGCGTACAACTGACCGGCATCCTACGGCTAGAGACACCACGGGCCACCCGTACGGTCAACGTGGGGGCTGAGACGGTGCTGGAAACCAGCCGACAGGCCCAGGAGATTGTCAGCGCCCTGATGAACGTGTACGCGAAACGATCCCTGTTCTAATGAAGTACGACATCGACATGACAGGGCTGGATTCCCTGAAGCGCAAACTGCGGCCTGAGCTATACCGTGAGCCGATGGCTGAAATGTTTCAGACCATCGCGGCCGTTGGGGAACGCACCGCCAAGCAGCGAGCGCCCCGTGATACGGGCGCACTGAAGCGCAGCATCCACAGTGATGCCCAGCCCATGAGCGCCCGCATATTCTCGAACAAGGCGTATGCCGTGCCGGTGGAGTTCGGACGGCGTAAAGGGGCGCGGATGCCACCACCGAACGCTTTGCGTGGCTGGGCGCGGCGCAAGCTGGGCAACCCGAACCTGGCCTTTGTGGTGGCCCGAGCCATCGCACGGCGCGGCATCAAGGGCCGCTTCTTTATGAAGGCGGCCCACCAAGCCATCATGATCAAGATGCCGTTCCAGATGAAACTACTGGAGAAGAAAGTGGCCGAGCGGTTTGGCAGCGGGTGGTTTGGCTGATGTCTGATATCCGAACGGCCCTGACCAACCTGGTGACCCTACAGGAAGG